CGCCCTGGCCACGCGCAGCGGCCAGACCATCGCCATCGCGCGCGCCTGCGCCCACAGCCTGCTGGCCCAGACCCTGGACATGCCCCACGCCCGCTACCTGCTCAAGCCCCTGGCCTCGGAGGCGCGCCTATGACCCATGCCACGAACCTGAGCGCCGCAGAGGCGCAGGTGCTCGATGTGCACCTGCCCGCCGGTCTTACCGAGGAGATGCGCGACGTGGCCTGGTGCCTGTTTGAGGCTATGGCGCTCATGGATTCGCGCGCCGGGGCCCAGCAGCCCGGCCCCGTGTGGCTGGGCGTGCTGCACGCCATGGCGCGCGTGGCCACAGCACAGCTGCAGCACCTGGCGCAGCAAAAGGGGGGCAAGGCCATTTACCTGGCCAAAGGCGTGGCCGTGTACCTGTCGGCGCGCGACCTGCAAATGTGCAGCGAGTTTCGCGGCAACAACTACGACGCCCTGGCACGCCGCTACGGCCTGACGGAAATGCGCGTGCGCCAAATCGTCACCGCATGGCAAACGGAGCAATACCGCCTGCGCCAGGCCCGCTTGCCCGGTATTGACCCTGATGATGGGTGGGAGGGCGCCCCCCGCCTTTGAGGCCCGTGACGACCATTTTCGTGACGCCACGAAAATGATGGAACCCCCACCAACGCTGGCGTGCAATGCGCCAGCGTTTTTTTTATTAAAGCGCTTTCTTGCGCCGTGAGCGCCCTCCGCCGCGACCATCGCGGCATGCCTCAAAAACCACCCCACGCCCCCGCTGCCTGCATAGCCATTGCAGCGTGTGCCTTTGCCGCCGCGCCGGTCGATGCGGGCGCTGGCCGGGTGCTGCTGCAGCTCACCCCGGCCCAGGACTTCACGCCCTCCGATGGCCGTGTCATGGACGTGCCTGCCTGGCGCATCAACGCGGCCACCGCCCAGCGCGTCATCGCCGCCTTCAGCGCTGCACAGCCCCCCGTCATTGACTACGAGCACCAGACCCTGCACAAAGAAGCCAACGGCCAGCCCGCCCCGGCGGCGGGCTGGATGCACGGCCTGCGCTGGATTGAGGGCCGGGGGCTTTTTGCCGAGGCTGAGCTGACGGAGCGCGCCCGCGCCCTGGTGCAGTCAGGCGAGTACCGCTACTTCTCCCCCGTCTTTGAATACGCGCAGGGCAGCGGCGAGGTCACGCGCATCCTGATGGGTGCCCTCACCAACCACCCCGCCATTGCTGGCATGGAGGCCGTCAATTTGATGGCCGTGATGGCTGCTGCCAGCGCCCGCTTTACCTCCACCCCCCCCACCACCCCCACCAAGGAAAGTGACGACATGAACGAACTGCTCAAAAAACTCCTCGCCGCACTGGGCCTGCCCGAAGATGCCAGCGAGGAGCAGGCGCTGTCTGCCATCAAGGCGCTCACCGACAAGCCCGCCGTGGCCGCCACCACCGCCACCACCACCGCCCCCGACCCGGCGCAGTACGTGCCCGTGGCCGTAGTGCAAGAGCTGCAAAACAACATTGCCGCGCTGTCGGCCAGCGTACACACCCGCGCTGTGGATGATGTGATTGCCCCCGCCCTGGGCGATGGCCGCCTGCTGCCCGCCGAAGAAGCCTGGGCGCGCACCACAGCCAAGACCCCCGCAGGCCTGGCCTCGCTCACGTCTTTGCTCAAGGTGCGCCAGCCCATTGCCGCGCTCGCATCCACGCAAACCAAGGGCCAGCCGCCCGCTGCCGCTGCCACCGACGCCCACGGCCTCACCGCCGACGAGCTGGCCGTAGCTGCTGCCTGCGGCATGACGCCCGAGGCCTATGCCAAAGGCAAGTAACGCAAGTAACGCAAGTAACGCAAGCAACCCACCCCCCCCAGGAACACCGACATGACCGCACTCACTAAAGACCGCCTGACCTCCGAGCGCGAAGGCAGCCAAGTCACCGATCCCCTTGCCACAGGTGCCACCGTGTACGCGGGCAGCATGTACGTGCTGGACGCCAGCGGCAACGCCGCGCCCGCCACGGCTGCCACCACCACGCCAGTGCGCGCCCTGGCCCGCACCCGCGCCAGCACGGCCCGGGGCGACGCCTCTGTAGATGGCACCCTGGGCTGCTTTTGTCTTGACAACAGCGCGGGTGCCGACGAAATCAAGCGCCCTGACATTGGCGCCGCTTGCTACGCCGCAGACGATCAAACCGTGAAAAAAACCGGCACCTGCAAAGCGGGCACCGTGATCGATGTAGATACGCGCGGCGTCTGGGTGCGCGTAGGCGTTTGATTCAACCAACATTGAGAGAGTAAGCACCATGCACATCAACAACGCCAACCTCAAAACCCTCTACACCGCCTTCAACGCGGCTTTCAAGACTGGCTTGGGCCAGGCCGCCAGCCAGTACGGCCAAATCGCCACCACCGTGCCCAGCACCACCAGCGCCGAGGAATACGGCTGGCTGGGCCAGTTGCCCGGCCTGCGCGAATGGCTGGGCGACCGCGTAGTCCATGCCATCGGCAACCACGGCTACACCATCAAAAACAAGTCGTTTGAACTCACGGTGGGCGTGCCCCGTACCGCTATTGAAGACGACCAGTACGGCATCTATACCCCGCTCATGCAAGAGATGGGCCGCGCCGTAGAGGCGCACCCCGACCAGCTCGTGTTCAGCTTGCTCAAAGATGGCCGCACGGCACTGTGCTATGACGGTCAGCCCTTCTTCAGCACGGCGCACAAAGTGCTGAACGACAAGGGCAAGGAAGTCAGCGTCTCCAACCTCTCGGACGACGCGGGCAGCGGCCCCACCTGGTACGTGCTGGAGACGCGCCGCGCCCTCAAGCCCCTGATCTTCCAAAACCGCAAAAGCCCCAACTTTGTCGCCATCACCAGCGAGACGGACGATGATGTGTTCAAGCGCGCCCAGTACGTCTACGGCGTGGACGCGCGGCGCAACGCCGGTTTTGGCTTTTGGCAGCTGGCCCACGCCAGCAACAAGCCGCTCACCGCCGACAATTTGAAGGCCGCCATCACGGCGATGGAAACGCAAACCGGCGACCAGGGCCGTCCGCTGGGCATCAGCCCCAACTTGCTGGTGGTGCCCAAGGCCCAGCGCTTTACTGCCAACAAGCTGCTCACCGCCGAGCTGCTGCCTAATGCCGCTGGCACGGCCACAGAGAGCAACGACCTGCGCGGCGCGCTGGACTTGCTGGTGGCCGACTGGCTGTAACGCCCACAGCGCAGGCGCACCACACCATGGCCTACATCACCCATGCGGCACTGGCCGACAGCCCCGGCGCGCTGGAGCTGTCGCAAGTGGCCAGCGAAGAGCACCGCGCCCCGGTGCGCGCCGAGCTGCTGCAGGCGCTGCTGTGCGGGCACGACACCAGCGCCTGGCCGCCCGAAGACGTGGCGCTCGCGCAAGCTGCGGTGCAGCGCATCGACACCGCCGTGGCCGACGCCACCGCCATGATCGACGGCTACCTGGCCAAGCGCGGCTATGCGCTGCCGCTGGCCCCGGTGCCCGGTCTGGTGGCTGCCTGGTGCCGTGCCATTGCGCGCTACATGCTGCACAAAGACCGCCGCGCGCTCGAAGCCACCGACCGCATTGCCCGTGGCTACACCGACGCGCTGCGCCTGCTGCAGCAGACGGCAGACGGCAAGTTCAGCCTGGGCGGCGAAGACGTGGTGGCCAACGACCAGTTGGACGCGCGCTTTGAGTGCGCCCCCAGCGTTTTCAGCCGCCGCCAGCTGGGGGCCTACCGATGAGGTTCGAGCCCTTTGATACCGGCCTCATCGTGGGGCACCTGCGCCAGCGGGTGCCCGAGCTGCACTTTGTGGGTGGCGCCGCAGACTACGCCGCCGTGCGCGAGCTGCCCGCGTTTCGCACGCCCAGCGCCTACGTGGTTTTTGCGGAAGAAGAAAACACCGGCAAATTCCCCGCCACGCCGCAAGTGTGCTTTCAAAGCAGCAGCGCAAAGTTTGGCGTAGTGCTGGCCCTGCGCCACTACAGCGAGCAGATGGGCGAGCAAATGCAGCAAGACGCCCGCCGCCTCATTGGCGCGAGCCGCATCGCCCTCATCGGCCACAAGCCCGCATCGCAAGGCGCAGCGCCCCTGGCCTGGGTGTCCGGCAAGGTGCTGGACTACGACGCGGGCGTGCTGCTCTTTGCCGACCTCTACCAGCTGCACAACACCTTGCACAGAGACTGATCAATATGCCCACCACCAACTTGCTGCCAGCGGGCAGCCAAGCCGCCACCAGCGCCAGCTTTACGCTCTCTGGTGGCCAGACCATGACCCTCGCCGGTGCCGCGCGCACCGCTGCGGGCGGCTCCATTTACTGGCGCGCCCATGTGCAGCGCCTCATGAGCGACGGCGCCTGGGAGAGCATCGGCGTCCTGAGCTGGGAGGCCCAGATGCTCACCCTCTACGGCGACGGCGAGTACCGCATCCACCGCCCCGAGGGCAGCGGCTGCATGGTCGATGGCGCACTGGCGTAACCGGGGGGCTACAAGATGATGCTCAGACCTTTTAATATGGCGGTACTCAAGGGCGCAGGCTCCGGGGGCGGCGGCGGCACTGGCCCCGCTGGCCCCGCTGGCCCCGCTGGGGCCG